GGCTTAGTAACAAAATCTAAACTAAAAATAGGTAGTTTTGGAGAACTATATGTATGAATACAATTGCACAGTTGAAAAGGTGGTCGATGGAGATACTATCGATGTTGTTCTGGATCTCGGGTTTGACATTCTTTATAAGTCTCGCGTTCGTCTATATGGCATTGATACTCCCGAGTCACGTACTCGTGACAAAGATGAGAAGGCTAGAGGAAAAATGGCTGGGTCTTTCTTAGAAGAAGCTATCGAGGACGGGGAGAAAGTAGTTATACAAACAAAGCTCAAGGACTCCAGAGGTAAGTTTGGCAGAGTCTTGGGTGATGTCGTTGTAGATGGCGTAAACATCAACAAGCTCATGGTTAAATGCCACCTGGCGGTAGCCTATCATGGTCAATCAAAAAAAGACGTAGAAGCCGAACACATGCGTAACAGAGACGTTCTTATTGAGAAAGGAATATTCGAGCCCGTATAAATCACTATACATATCCCATAGCCTGAAGTAGAATAGATCTACGCTACAGATTTTTAACCTAACTGGATAGGGGGTAGCGTAAGGTTTATTAATGGCCTTGAATTCCAGAGAGTGCCAGCAGACGGTGTGCTCCATAAGATAACATCTGCAGGGAGAGCTGTTCGAGCCAAAACGCCTTACTTTTACATAGTTTTAGTAAAGCCTCCAGCCCAGTGATCTCCCACAATTTAAGGAAACTAATATGCCTAACAAATACAATGACCTATATAAATTACGTGCTAACACCGACAAAAACGGAGGTTCTATTGCCGTACGAGTGCCTACAAATCTTTTAGATAAAAACTCTAGAATCTACAGAAGACTAAAGAAAAAAGGAAAGATTTAATGAAAATAAAGAAAGGAACAATAATCGCTGACGTTTACGAACAATGTAGCCCTGAAATGAAAAAGTGGTTTGAGGAAGCGGGACCCGAAGAACACGTTATGTTGCTCGAAGGACTGGTAGAACACAATCTTGTGCCTCAGGAAATGTTTGAGTTGATGAAGGAAGTCATATTGGAGCACGACGGACAAATGACTCCAGAGCACTATACCGAGTTTCTTGCTATGTGGTACAGCCCCTCTTTCAAAAAGAACTTTCAATTGCACTAACCCCTACATTTCTTTATTATTAGCCTATTATGATAGGCGATGGCGGCGGAATGGGCGGAGGCGGAGACGACTCCATAGACATAAAATTACCTCCTTCTTTTGCAGGATATGGCTACGGTGGTGGTGGCATCAACGTTGCTGATTTCGGAGGGGATTACACTAGAGGACTTATAAATGCTGGGTTTGCTCCTGGCAATTTTGGTTTACCAGGAACCTCTGCTGATTATCAAGCAGGAGGTAAGTTCAGTTCAGAAGGCATAGCTTCTTTGACTCCAGGTGGCTTTCAAACCACAGGGGAAGCAGGCACTCTTAATGATGTAGACGCTGTGTTCGCTACAGCCAAAGCTGTGGATCCCATCGAAACTATGTTAAGAAATTACGGCAGTAATATTAGTTTTACACCTGATCCACAAACTCCTGATATGTCTACTTTTATTAAGCCTGACGATCAACCTAAAGGATCTCTTCTGGGTAACGTAGGTAAGAGTGTTACCAGTTTTTTAGGTAGATTGGCAAAAATACATCCAGCGACACGTAATGCAACCTTTGCTTTTGGATTTATTAAAGGTTTGCAAGATGCAAAAGATCCAAAGGCTTTCGTAACAAACGTAATAAAGCAACTCGGCGCGAGCAAAATTGGCTCCAACCTTGGTTTATCTGGACTACAGAAACAAGGTGTAGGCAGTCTTATTAATATGGCCAGAGGCAGACAAAACCTTGGCCAAACCTTACGAGGGCTAGGAACTTCTGCTGCTTTCAGAAAGGCGGCTCCTTCTATATTTAAGTCTGCTTATCAGGCTGGCGGTATGAACGGTATTTACGCAGCAGCTGCAGCTCTGTCGATGGCACAGAAAGCTGCTATGAGAAGAGCTATGCAACCAGGGCCAGGTGGCGATGGGTAAAGGATCAAAGCAAAGGCCAGCTTCTGTATCGGTCGAAGAGTTCAGCAGTAACTGGGATAGAATCTTTAAGGATGTGCAGAAGAAACATTTAAGCGGTAGCCTGTCGGGTAAGAAAGATATATAATAGACAATAGTTTCACAAAACTATTAAAGGGAAGAACCCGTAATTCTTCCCTTTTTTTGTGCATGATGTATAATACGTCTTATATAGATGGGCTCCTTTTAGCTATCTATATTTTGTTGAGAAAAGGGAAGATCTTGTTAAAGTGGTCTTCCCTTTTTTGTGGACGAAGGACAATGGACCAAGGACTTTTCTAACCTGAACCTCACTTTAGAAGTTAGATCTAAGCTATTGATTCTGTTGATAATAAAAATCTTCTAACTTTGGTAAGGTTAGATCGTAAGCTATTGATTTTATTAGCAATGTTTCTATTCCTATATAACAAAACCTAACCTAACCTGAAATATTTCAAAAAGTTTTCACGAATACGTCAAAAAGCTAGAAAATATATTTTTCGGGTGAGAAGTGGTAAAAATATAAGTCCTATAAGGGTTTCCGTCTAACCTGACAGAAGTTAGCTCAGGTTAGAAAGTGCCAAGAATGTTGAAAGAATGCGGGTTTAGAGCTAACCTGACAGAAGTTATGTATTATCTGTCCCATATATAATAAAACTTGTTACTTTTTATTACCTTGGTATATACTTCGCGAATGCCAAAAGGAACATCAGGAAACATATCAGGTAAGAATGATAAGCATCTAACGCCTAAGCAAATGCTTTTTGCTAAAGAATATGTATACAACGATGGATCTAAGACACAAACAGAATGCGCGCTTGCTGCTGGCTATGCCGATACATCTGCAGCTGTCAGGGCTTCGGAACTCTTGAATCCACAAAAGTACCCGCTTGTGGTTCGATACATACAAGGCCTCCAGGCAGAACTGGACAAGAAATACGAGGTAACTTTTAGTAGACACGTTAGGCAGTTAGCAAAAATCAGAGACCAAGCCATTGATAAAGGCAACCTTACTGCGGCAGTATCGGCAGAAGTACAAAGAGGTAGGGCGGCTGGTTTGTATGTGGAACGTAAAGAAGTTAGAACAGGTACGTTAGATTCGTTAAGTGAAGTAGAGATCAAACAGAGAATACAGAAGCTACTCGGAGATTATAAACCTCTGCTTGAAGTAGAAGATGCGGTTATTGTTGAATAGCTTGTTTCTTCTTGCGCTTGTAAGCTTGTAATTTTATTAGCCATCTTCTAGGCATAGCTCGCTTGTTTACCAGTCCATTGGCCTCTTCTGGACAAGCTTTCTCCCAACGCTTTTCTGCTTTTTTCATATCCATTAGTCGTAGCTCCCTAACATATCTACAAAGTCCCTAAGTGTTTCCTCCTCAGGTGCTATGTCTTTATCATCATAATCTTCCCAAGTGATTGTATCAATTGCTTGCTTGTGTGTTTCCACTAACGTATCCGCTACGTCCTGGAGCTTGTTTACCAGTCGTGGGTGAGTATCTGTCGGGCAATCAATACATAATTTATATTGTCCGTTCTCGTTCTTGCTGTCTATTTTTAAAAACACAGCTAGGTCTCCCAACTGTCCACGCCTGAATATTTGCACCACAGCTTTAGCTTGTGATTTATCTAAGTACGCTATCCTTCTTTTCATAGTTGTTTTATCCTCTTTGGGTTCTCCTTCGGTGGGTTTAAGTCTAGGTAAAGCTCGCTTGTTAGTTCTTTTCTTTGTTCGGGCGTTACCTGGCTGGTGATCCGTATATAGTTCTTTTTTATCTTGCTTGTTTTCCAATAAATACTTTCGGGCGGATCCATTTTTAAAGTCCACTCTATTGTTCCGTGTTTATCGGAATCAAATTGAAACGTAGGGTGGCAATCAAATCTGCCTTTGTATAGTTCAGTCATTGAATTGCATGTAGGGTGTTGCTCGTTTCTTTGCTACCTCTAAATCGTCCGTGCCTAATCGTATAGTTGGACGTGTAGAGTCTGAGCAAACCAGTACATACTCCCCACTTAATTTGTCTAAAATGTACTCCTTCGTCATTCTAAATCCTCTGTAAGTTTGTTAATGATTTCACTAATTGCCAATTTATGCAATTTTTTGTTACTGTGTATTGCGTTCTCGTTTGTGTCTATATACACAAATGGAAGGCCGTTAGATATAAGCACATTATATCGTACCCACTTTTCACAACAATTTAGATACTGCGTTCCTACGCCCCTAATTTTTTGTAAATTCATTGGTTCCTTGTCTCCTTAATTAATCTGTTCAAGTACCATTCTGCTTTGAGTAAGTCCTCAAGGCCGTTCTTGTGTTTGTGTCGGGTAACATACTTGATGATGTTACCCTCCAAGAATCCTAGTTCGTGAGACTGTATGTAGTCCGTGGTCTCTATGCCTTTCTTGTAGTAAGAAGGATTTATATTGTCGTCAGACATCATTAGACTCCTCTAGTAATTCTTGTATGTCGTCAACTTCAACTTGAAGATTGGTTTCGTGTAGGTCACCCATTTTAGTAACATTAATAATGCAGTCACCTTCCTTAAATTTAGCTCTCGCCTCTTTTAAAGACTCAGCTTTGCACTCTACCCATTGTTCTTCCCATATCGATTCAAGAACATATCTTCTTGCTAAAAATGTAGCCATTTTCTTCTCCTATATCCAACACTTATAACCTGGGCAATCGTCTGTGGTCTCACCACAATGCTCGCAATATTCTTCGTTCATTCGTCCTCCTCCTGTGTCTCTTCTAAATGATGTATCAAAGCATATAATCCAGCTTTTACGCCTGAATGTTCTGCTTGTGTATGGCTATCATTAATCCATTCATCATCCGCAATAATATCTTCTGCGATATTTTGTATTTGTTTTAGGGTTATCATTCGTCCTCCTCCCCATATTCTTCTAAAAATATCTCTCTGACTGCTGAGCCTATTGCGTCGTTAAACAGTCCTACAATGAGGTGATATTTTTGAGGTGCTTCTTCTGCTCTTTTGAGGTGCATGTAAGCCAGCCAATATATCGAATCGAATATTAATTGTGGCTCGCTATCTGTGTCGGTGGCCTCGTGTTGTTCTTGAAGCATTCGTAACAGATTTTGTTTAACAATTTCGTCTGAGGTCATGCCTTGAATAGGCACAACTTTTTTTGCTTGCTTGTTTTTTCTTTTAATTTTTACGTCCATTACGCCACCTCCATAGGTTCAAGTATTGAAAGAGGGGCAGTATATTTATCTTTTCCGATTTCTATATCTGCGGTCGTCCTGTTGATTTTGGTAATAAGAGCTTCGTGTACTCCGTCTCTAGCATTACAAAGAACTTTGTCCCCTACCTCAAAACTTTTTAAAGCCTTTAAGGTAAGTTCTGCTTTCAGTTCTTTTTGTTTTTTCTTGATGGCGTTGATAACTGTTTCCATTTCATCATTGCTTGCGATTTCATTTATTAGATTTAATAACTGTTCCATTACGCGACCTCCAATTGTAGATTTAATTTATTGATAGCGGTTTCAAATTCTGAGCCTGATAACCTTATTGAATGATCGGGATTAATCCAATTAAGATGTTTCCCTGTAGTTTGTCCCCAAACATTTTCACGAATAAATAAATCTCCGTTGTTGGTTTGTACTGCCACTAGTGTTTCATAACTAAAGTAATAATCATTGCCGTAGTTATCTGTGAAAGCCTGAGTATGGCTCCCGTAATTATCTGAGCTATAGTTTCCATAGTTCCATTTTCTTATTTGCATTTCGTTCTCCGTTTGTTAATAAAAAGGCCTAAACCTTGTAGTTATCCTATACTAAATATCCCATAAACACAACTAAAATCTTTTACTTTGTTTATAATGTTTTTACTGTGGCTCAACCCGAAAAATTATTCTGGCAACAAGTAAGAAAAAACCTTACTGCGTTTTCTTGGATTAGGCTGGAGTCTAGGGTAAATCATGGCATTCCTGACGTTTTAGGCACTACTGAGGAAGGTATTTATTTTACTGTTGAGCTTAAAGTAAGCAAAAGTAACAAAGTTAATCTTTCCCCGCATCAAATCGCCTACCATGAAGAGCGAAAGAATGCCCCCGCTTTTATCTTGGTCAAGTCCCTCTTGAAGGATAGTCCCAGAAAATATGAGCTTTATTTGTATGCGCCTGAACAAGTACGAGAATTGGCTGTCCTTGGTCTGTCGTTGTCTCCCCTTTATCGGTCGTCCTCCGCCCATTGGCCTTTGGTTCAAGAACAATTAGCTTTGATCGTTCGACAAAGAACCAAAGGCCAATGGGCGGGGTAGCTTGCTTGCTTGTTTGTTCTGCCCACCCGCCCGCCCAGCCCTGGAATCCAGGCTTCTGGCTGGGATTCCAAAGCAAGCCTCTGAAAGGTATGTGGTAAGCACCTTTCAGAGGCTTGCTTGCTTGTTTGTTCTGACTGGCGGGCTTCTGGACTGGGATCCGTCTGGCCTGGGAAATGAAACATCGTGGTTGGAAACCCTTTAGATATAAGGGTTTAAGAGGTGTGTCCTGCTTGCTTGCGTGTTAGCCCTGCTGCCTTGGAGCTGGGCTACCTGGCTTCCAGGTAAAAAAGGTGGGCATAAAAAAAGGGCGCAAGCTGGTAGCTCACGCCCTTCCACTTTAGGAGAAGTGTCTAGCAAATCTTGAAACCTCCTGAGTGTTTGACAAAGTTTACAAACTCTTTGACGTTCTCTTCATCAAACGGATAGTCCTCGCTTTCTTCGTTGACTTTTCTTTCTACTTCGTACTTGGCAACTGCACCAATCTTCAAAAGAAACTCCAACCGTTCAACAATGACCTCGCATTGTTCTGCGTCAATCTCATGTCCGTCGTTGTAGTGACCAGCTTCAAGATCGCTTGTTGTCATTGTGTCGCCACAAGCCAAACAAACATAATCCCAAAGCGGTCGCCAATGCCAAACATTGTTTCTAAAATAAACCCCT